TGTGTCAGCAGCGGATCCAGAGTAAGTTGCTGAACCATCTTGTTTTCTTGAAGCACCTAGTCGTATGGAAGGAACAATTTTAGCTTTTGCCCCATTTGAAGCGGATGCGTGTCCATTAGTCGCTGATCCCCAGAACTTTGCAATAGTCAATCTTTGCTGTGAATACGGAAAAGTATTAGTGGTAGCGGATTCTCTTCCCCCTCTAGCATTTCTTGCTTCATATGCAAATTCTGTACTAAATTGAAAAGCTGTTTCACTTGCTGTTGGTTCAAAATATAATATAAATCTAGTATCTGCCATTCCGTCATTATCAGCATCAGCCCCAGCTATTGACGTTCCAGTGGTATCACCCGCTGCTATATCGTATTCTGTTCCATTATAATATAAAAGACCTTCGGTCCAGTTTATTGCAATGCCTGTTGCAGCCCCGCTTGTCAATCCCGGTGCAATTCTACCAGTAAAATGAGCTACGCCATCATATGAAAAAGGTGCAAAACTGCCAGCATAATCATCATCTACGTAATCATCTAAATTATTTATTGATGGTCTGTATGCAGAAATTGTTTCTTGAGCTGAAGCTCCTCTTAAACCTATTGTTTCTATATCTGTATAGGCTGATGCCGCACTTTCTGTATATACTAATGATGTAACTACCATTCTACCACCCTTTGATACATCAATATTATGGAATGGTGCATCTACTGATACAGTTGCACCAGCTCTTAAAGGCACATATATTCTAACATAATCGTTAGCAGCTAAATTGCCTGTGTTTAATACTGTAGTAAATTCATCATTATCTGTTTTAGCTATATATCCATATGCCGCAGCAGTTCCATGTTGTGCCGTAAGTTTTATTATAGAGTGTCCTGCTCTAACTCCAAAGGCTTGAAGTCCTGATGTAGCACCGACAGCATCCATTACTAGTCCCCCACTACCTGCATCTGCGTCTGTAACCTCATTTATAGTGTATGATCCACTACTTGTAGTGGTAATTGTATCACTACCTGTAAGTTGATTTTCAAGAGAAAAGTATGGGTAATTTCTATCTACTTGGAATCTACCTCTAACTTTAGGCATCATAGATTGTTGTATTCTAGCAGCAACCGCCTCTCTAATATTATGATAGTTATCTTCCATACCAAAGTCCATGTTAATAACAATCTTTTCTTCTTTGACTGTTTGAGGTCTAAACGGATCTACATCTTCAGTGCTCGTGCTATCTGTTAATGTAAAGTAATCATTGTTAGATACTTTATTTAAATATAATTTTTCACCTGCTACTACATTTGAGTTAGCTCTTCTAGTGCTAGTTCCAGACAATAAAGCAAATCCAGTTCTTGCAGCTTCATCGCCAGAACTTGCAACCACGTTACTTGCATATTGCAAATACCCGATTAGGTTACCATCCGCATCAACTACTCTACCTTCAAAGTCAGTTTCACTACCAGCATTTAAATTAGGATCATGAACCCCGTGTTTATCACGTCTGTCAGCTGCATTACCTGAGCTATCAAAAGGTGCTACCAAAGCCTTACCTACAGCACTAGTTTCATAAGCAGTGCTCAAAGAGTTGTTGGTATTCTTAACATTTTTATAGTTAAATACTTCCATTTCCAGTTGTCTAAGAACACCTTGTTTATCTCTGTATCTAACATTAATTATATTTACTTGTTCTATATCTAAGTTGTCAAAAGATGCTCCCGGTTTCATTAACCTCGTAATACCATTTTCAGAGACTGCGGTGCTATCGTCATGGTTAATTCTGAGCACAGGCGACATTGGAGTGCTACTTTGCGGTATTCCGGGATAATGACTAGATTGAAAATAGTTAAACATAACAGCTGGTTTGTGTGCTGCAGAAAAACTAGTTTGATTTGGATCAATGTAATATGAATATCCAAATTTATTACCACGGACTTCATCAGATAATGCTAATCTAGTAATTCCTTTTAAAACACTTTGATTAGACACTCCTAAACTAAAGTTATGAGTGACACCATTTGTTTTTTTTGAGTTGAAAGATGGGTCAAATCTGGCTGTACTACCTGAAACAGTTTCTACAGTAGTGGTATTTGAACCCAGTCCTAATGTGCTAGTACTACCCTCGTGTTGAAATCGTTGTATATAGGCTTGTATTATTTCAGATATTTTATAAGTACCCCCACTAGATTGATTTATTCCGCCGTTTGCAATACTTACAACAGAACCGTTAGCATCACAAAGTTTAATTACAGCGTCCTCACCAGTAAGTTTACTTCTACCCATTTCATATAAAGAATCAAATGCTGAAATTTCTATTGTATTACCCTCTGCAAGAGCGTGTTGTTTTGTAACTCTAGCAATTTTACCGCTAAATAATACTGAATAGTTAGCCCCATCAACTACTTTTATGGGTGTTTTTTCTAGTATTAAACCTTCTAAATCACCCACACCATATCTTGATGTTTGTGGTGCATTACTAAGAACAAGTTCTAACATTCTAGCTTCGTATATATTATCAGTAATAGTTAAACCTTGAACTAATGTAGTATCAGCAGTAAAGTCTTTTAATTCAGTCCACCCAAATATTTTAGCTGCTGTTAAATGTTGAGCTGCAGCACCGCCTATACTACCGATTTTTGCATTAGTGTGTTCACCTCTTGCTACGGTAATACTTGTATCAGTTCTATTACTACAAGCAGTAACTTTCATCATCTCTGAATCTATAAGAATATCCATACCCTGTTCAATTCTATGTCCAGTAGAGTCACTTTCACCGTTAAATCTATCCGCTCTGACTGTTATGGCTGTTCTAGAATTAGATATACCAGTTCCAGCACCCGTACCACCATCGTCTGATGTATCATTAAGTTCACCAATTTGAGTCCAAATATATACTCTAGATTGTTTAAAAGTTAATGGATCTGTCATTATGTGCCTGATTTCCTTAGTTCACTAGAAAAAACTAATGTAAATGCAAATCTATCTTCAGTAGCAGGGGCTAAATCAAATCTAGCTTGAGATATCGCAGCTCTATATTCTGCCACTGATGTTGATGTTCCATCTGAAATTATTACTTCAATTGGTTGTGTGTTCTTATCAAAAAATTTACTTGTAACAAAGTCTTCTAAGTTTTCTTTACTTGGCACTATATAAGTTGAACTACTGTCTTTAGTTGGACCAGTCACATTTTCACTTGAACCCGGAGCTGTTGTATCCACTAAACCACTAATTGTAATCGTTGGTCTTATGTGTCCAAAGTCTAATAATATAGGTTGCCCACCTTGAGGTAACGGTGTTTGCACTGGAGTTTTAACAAAGTTAACAGAGAAAGCATCAGCTTTTAATGCGTATCTTAATGCTGAACCATCTGTTTCTCCACTAAATAATAATATTGATAGTGCTTCTGCCATTCTTTATCTCCCCGCCATTGATCTGCCAACAGCTCTATCATAATCATATAAATTTGTATT